AAATCCTCACTCCTTAGCAGCAAATTCGTCGTCGCCGTCTTGATCACCCCATCGCTGCCGACAAACGTCCCACTACTGGCGCGGGTGAAGGTGACGAGGTTGGCCCCAGTAGTGGCGTCAACTAGGGATTTGTTTTCGGCAAAGCGCAGGTCAAGGCTTGGCACCGCACGAGCACCACGCCACAGTTCATTACGTACCCATGGTCCAGCTAAGACACCACCAGGCGCAACTGCTGCCCGGAACGCTGCGGAGCCGCGCATCAGAGACCTGCCTCCAGCGTGTTAATGCGAACAGCGATGGTGCTAGCTGATGCGGGCGTATAAGCGCCACGAGTTTCCAGCTCAGCGAACAGGCTGGTGCTGGCGCTAGCCAGTTTGATCAGGCGACCGGGATAATCGACTTGGGTGTAAAGGCTGCTGCCAAAATCAGTGGGCGCGGGCAGATCCACATAGCCCATGTAGGTGTCGCGTTCGCCGCTAACAAGATCAAAGGCGGCGTTATCTGCGATAGCCGTAGGGCTGGCGCTGTAGAAATGCAGGCGGTAGGCACCCATGCCGCTGATCACAGCGGTGTCGCTGAAGACTAGGCTGACCGATTGCACCAGCACATAACCGCCGCTGGGACCGGCGTTGGTGAAGGTCAAAATGGCGCTGCCGCCGGTGTCACCAACCACGTCGCCAGCGGTGTAGGCGGTCGTGTTGCTGGGGCGGGTGATTGTTACAGTTGACCGAAACGCCGTGCCAGCGACACCGATTGAATAACTGCCATCATTACGCCGCCGCGTCGCAGCATCAGTACCGGCAGGAGAGATAAGAGGCATGATCAGCTCCGGCGAATCGCAAAGTTGCCTGGTCCACTAATTCTAAGCCCTGTCAAATAACGCTCCATCAGTGGCGGCACTTTGTCAGCGCCAACAGCTCCAAAGCCAACATTTGGCGTTACGTCAAGGCTGCCGATTTTGACGTTCTTGTAATCCTCCAGTCCGCTCAACCCAATGCCATCAGGGTTGTTGTTGAGATAAGTGGCCAGCACAACCTGTGCATACTGCACTTGCTGCGGAATCTCAGTGTCGGTGTAGTAGTCCGTCGTGATACGAAACGGAAAGCCGACAGCATATGTATTGATGTATGTATCAGGCTTGCGCACGCCAGTACGCGGCCATTGCAATGCCTGCGTATCAGTAGCGCGGGCACCTAGAAACCGCTCACGATCCAAGCGCTGGGTAGCGGTAAACAGCGCTCGATTCTTTTGGTCAGTAGTAGCTGATGCCCACGCCGTCACATCAGCATCTTGCACAAAGCCATCAATGATCTCCTGCGCTGCTGCCAGCGTCAGGTAGGAGTTTGCGCTTGCCGACCCTACGGTTGCGTTGATTGCTATTGCCATCGTTGGGTGGCTCCGTCATCTCAAGTTTAAGTGTGGGCTCTGCAATAGAAAGAGAGGCTGCCTCGTTAGAAGCAGCCTCCAGTTCACGCAGTCGCCGAAAGGCGAACATGCCGATGAGGTTGTCTCCCTTGCTGCCTGTGTTCTAGAGTAGCGCGGCTGGCGAGTTAGCGCTCCCAGCCATGCCCAACCTGCGTTACCAGGATGAGAACACCATTATGGCTTGCCGGCCAGCAATTTGGCAATTGGACTGTTATTGGCGAAAAGCCAATCAAAAAGACAATGCCAAATGGCGCAAAGCGCTGTTATTGGCTTTGTCGCTGCATTTGCGGAAGAGAGCGCGAGGTTAATGGAACCAGCCTAAAGCGAGGAATATCGAAATCATGCGGATGCGTTTCGGGTGTTCCTCGATACGAGTTTCACGGCATGACAAGAAAACTCCCTGAGTATCGAGTTTGGATGGGCATGAGAGAAAGATGTCAAAATCCAAATCATGTTGCTTTTCAACATTATGGCGGAGTGGGTGTAACGGTTTGCGATAGATGGAATAGCTTTACCGCATTCATGCAAGACATGGGTCCAAGGCCGAGCGGTATGACCATTGACCGTATTGATCCATTTGGTAATTATGAACCAAATAATTGCAAATGGTCGACTTGGCTAGAGCAAGCCAATAACAAGCGAAAACATAAGCAATAAAAAAAGGGAGGCTAGGCCTCCCCTTTTCTTTTGTTTGCGTTGAATCAGACGCGCTTCAGCAGCACGGTCAGGATCACACCAGCCAGAGCGGTGGTGGTGCCGGTGACATCCAGAGACAGGCGGTTGCCGGCCTCAAGGATCAGGTTGGCAGTGGTAGCGGTCAGCGCAGGGGTCTGCTCGGTAAGAGCAGTGCCCTTGAAGTTGATCGCTGCACTCAGCAGGTCATCACCAGCGGTGGCGGCCTCGGTGCCCTGGCAACGACGAATCGTGCCGGTCACATCGGAACCATCAGAACCAGCGGTGGCGTGGACTTCACGCACTGCGACCACTTCACATTTAACGGGAGCAGTCCAGAATTGCACGTCGGCAATCGAGGATGCCCCGTAAAAAGTGGCTTCGAGATACTGCTCGGTGGACAGTTCAAACTGGGAAGGTTGTGCCATGGTTAGTTACCTCAATCGAAGTTAGAGGTGTTGGTGGCCCGCACGATGCCGAGGTTCTTCAGCTCGTACACCTTCGACCAGTTAGCAACCGTTTCCAGCTGAGCGCGAGTGGGGTTGGCAGTAGTCACCGCCCACTTAGCGCCAACGGGGTGGTAGCAGTAGTGCAGGTCGATCGACATGGCATCGCTCTTGGCGAGGATGTCACGATCGGTTTCGGTCTGCATCGCCATTTGCTCACCGCTGGCAACAGCGCCTTGGGTGAAGAAATAGGTGGCGTATTCGGTCGAAGAACCGCTGCCATCGGTCTGCACATCATCAGAGATGATGACACGCAGGCCGCAGTAAATGGGAACGTTGACATTGCCGGCATAGGCTGCAGCAATGCTGCCGCCAAATGCATCAGGCATCGAGCTGTCAGGAGTGACGCGCACATCAGCGGCGGTCACGTAGTCGATTGCCTTGCGCTCGACTAAGTCGTAGTACACTTTACTGTGCATGGCAACGGCAGCCAGCTTGTCGCCTTGGTCACCCAAGAGTGACTTGGCTTCGGCAACGTGACGGGGGCTCAGCGTGGTGGGGGTATCGCCAGACTCGCCATCAATGGTCAGGCCAAAGAAGGCGGCAGAGCTGGAGGTAGATCCCAGGCTGCCGAACACACCGCCAAGGCAGGACAGCAGATCCTTCTGGCGCTGGTTAGCGATGTAGTCAGCGATCTTGGCGCCAATGGCGGCCATGGGATCGGAACCAGCAGCAAGGGCTGCCAGGTCGCGCGATTCAAAAGCACGGCCACGGTGCAGGATCACGCCGACTTGCTTGTCGGCTTGGATCTTGCCAGGGGTGAGGCTGGTGCTATCGGTCAGCACCTCGAAATCACCGGAAAGGTTGGCTTTCCAGAAGGGAACGTTGATGAAATCACCGCCCTCGGTGGCATTCAGCTCCGCCAGAGGCTGCACCACACCGGAAGCCAGGAAGGCATCACGCTGAGTGGTTTGCTCAATGACGTAAGGCGTAAATACCTCGGGGATGATGATGTCAGAGCGAAGGGTCGCCATGACTAATCCTCAAAAAGGGTTTACGGATGTGGGCGCAGCCCCAGGCTCTATGTGGCGCAGCCATCACGAGCAGACACTCAAATACTAACGGTTAGCTGCAGCTTTCATCCGCTCATATAGGTCGCGGTCTGTACGGAACAGGCGCGACTGCTCGGTGAGGTTGAAGCTATCGCGGTTGAATGGATTGCTCATGCCAGTCGGGATAGCGCCATTACTGCCGCCGGTTGGTGCTCCGCTGCCTTGTGGCTTGGGTTGCTTTTGCATCCATGCGGGCAGGGTTTTGGCCCATTCAGCAACGGGCTTGCGTTCGTAGCCGTCCACAACGACCACGGTGCCGTCGGGCTCGCGCTGGATTGCGTCAGGCGACAGCTTGGTCTTCAGCACAAGATCAGGATCATGCACGATGTCAGCCAGTGCCGTGACCGCAGGCGTAACAAGCTCTAGCTCGCGGACACGGGCTTCAAGTGTTGCAATGCGCTGGTCCTTTTCAGCCGTCGCCTCACGGAACTGCTGCTCCAAAGCCTGTCGTGCCTCTTGGTATTTGCCTTGCGATTCGAGTTGCTGTTGCTCGTAGTTGCGCTTGAACTCCAACAGTTCATCAACATTTACCCCATCAGGCGCCTTGGATTTCTTTGCTGCACGCAGCTCAGCAATCAGCTCTTGATTCTTGCGCTCTAGCGCTTCTACGCTGCGCTGCAACGCTTCAGCTTCAACCCCAGTAGTCGCAGACTCTTGGATTTGTTGTTCATCAGACATGGATAAGCCGCAGGCTTAATTACGCTGCCATCGTACCAGCAGCCAAAGCAATGGCCCGCGAGTGGAATACACCAATCCGCGAACCTTGGAATCCGCTGATTAAGGAACTGCTAAATGCAATTGACCGCCACGAGCGGTTGTATCGCCAAGATGGCAATGGATGGCACGCTGCTAAGGCGCAAGATCTGCGCTGGTATGTCGCAGAACTAAAGGATTGGATTCATTGTCAAGAGGTTACCACTTCTCCTTATCAGCCCAATACGCAGCAGACATCTTGCCCTTAGCGATGTTGCTGGCGTGGCGTGCCTTGAACGATGCGCGGCGTGCTTTGGCCGCGGCAGATTCACCCTCGCGTGATGGGCTACCGCTAACGCCTTGCTGGCCAAAGCGGATCAGCTTTACCTTGTCGCCTTCTTTGGCGAGCACCGCGTGCGATTTGTTCGGATGCTTTGGCGTCCGCTTCGGCTTGTTGTAGCCGTCAAACTGCTCACCGCGGTAGGTGATCATTTCTTCGGCTTGCGAGGCTTGGCAGTCTTAGCGGCCGCCTTGAAAGCAGCAGCAGTGGGCCTGCCCTCTTCACCTTTGCGTGCCATGCGCTCCTTGCTGCCGGCCGCAATGCGCTTGCGCTTGGCGGCAATGTTGGCGTATAGGCCAGACTTTTTAGCCATCACTTCTTACCCTTGCGTGACTTGCCGGCTTTTGCGAGCGCGATTGCCACCGCTTGCTTTTGCGGCTTGCCTTTTTTCATCTCCGTTTTGATGTTGGCTGATACTGCAGCCTGCGACTTGCCCTTTTTCAATGGCATAGCACCACTCAGTTACTGCTGTAAGTTTAGCCATGTCAAGCGTCGCCCAATACTGGCTACCATCTTCACGTTGGCACAGCACTGCTTGAACCCATGCTTCGCCGACTAATGCTTGCACAGGATCGCTGATGATCAAACCATTCTGAAAATGACGGAGGCTAGGCAGGTCCATATCGTGCACGAAGCTGATCTAAGGTTAGCTCTGAGCCGTCATCACGAACTAGCTTGGCGATGGCATCAGTTGGGCCATACTTGTCAGCAAGCCGGTTGAAATACGGCACTTTGTTAGCGCCCAATGCCTTGGCCTTGGTTTCAAGGTCTTGCTTGGCCAGCCACTGCCCGTAGGTCTGATCTGCTGGCACCTGGCCACCTGCTGATGCACGCTTTGCTGGCGGTGGTGGCGTGAAACCCAACTCGTCGTAGTCGATCACCGGCACTGTCGTTGATCTGCAATTGAAATGCTGCGGCGGAGTCGGGCCTTTGCCGTATTCAAACTCTCGACCATCCAATGCACGGCAAATGCTACTGGTGCGGGTATCCAGTGTTGCCACATAGCGATACTTCTTAGTGATGTCTTGATTGGCTTCGTACACCTGTTGACTAGCTGCATTGGCTACTTGGTTGATGCTGGTGCGCACAAGGCTAACGATCTGATTATCCGCAACTGCTGTTGCCTGGCCGCCTGCTGCAACTAGCTGCTTCACGGTCTTAGCCTCTTCGCCAAATTCAAGGTTTCCAATCAGCCGCTTGGCAATGGCTGGCGTTGGCTCGCCAGTCAGCAAGCCTTGCCGCACGACTTGGCTAAACCGCTCTGCTTGATCTACTGCAATGCCGCGGAATGCTTTGGTGACCACTTCGCCATTGGGCAACGTAATTGTGGCACCTTGCGCTGCGGTGAGGCTGAATGTTGCCGGTGCACCTTGTACTGCAGCAAACAGGTCGTCCGACAGCGCCACCACGTTGATCTGCGTTGGATCAGTGGTGACCACTGACTGCGCAAACTGCGGGCTGATCTCAACGGTGCGCACTGCATCACGTGCACCTGCCGGCAATGCACGCCGCAATTGATCAGCCACAAACTCAGATTGCAGCTCTGCAATGC